CAGCTGGAAGGCCTCAAAGAGAGGCCAGATGTCCAAAAGCGCATCAATGGCCTCGGGGCTTGGATCGACGGGAGTGCCATCCGCATCGCCTACCCCCTCCCAGGCAAGCACGGCCCGCCGCGCCAGGGCCTTGGCAAAGACCAGAGCGCGTTCTTCGTCGGAGGCGTCTTCGAGCACTGTCTCCAATTCCGGATCACTGCGTGTGGCCACCATCAGCGCTGTGGTCAGCGGGCGCAGCTGCAGGCGAACACCGGGAACAAGCTCATGCCAGCGGGGCTCATTGATCAGATCAAGCGTGAGCATCAATAGCTCTCCATGTCATTGATAAGGGTGGTGGTGCACATGCGCCCTAGACTGCTGTCTTGTGCAGCCTGCCAGTCAAAACTGGCTTGAATGCCCTGTGGCCCGGAGATCTCGATCCGTGGGCGCGGCAGATAGACGGCATGTGCAGTTAGGCGCAAGCTCTCGCCGGAGGGCAATGTGTAGGCGAACTCCAACTCGCAGGCCTCGCCATTGATAGCCTGCGTCACCAGTGTCTGATCTGCAAAACGGACCTCAATAGAACCAGTGAGGGCCGCCACCGTGGGATCTGCCCCATCAATGCGCCCGTCCGAGCGGATGGTCTCAATGCGATCGAGATTATTGGCATAAGAAATACTGGCCGAGACGACATTGCCCAAGGGCGCGCCATCGCGCATCACCGCCCCGTTGAAATGCCCAAACCGCTTGAGCGTCAGAGGCGCCGGTGTGCCGGCGACACTTGCGGCGGCCACCGCCTCACCCTGCGCCACAAGCTGCGCCGTGGCGGTCAAAAGCCCCGAGCGCTGCATTTGCCAGTTCAGCTGATCGAGCATTACGCCCGAATACATCGCGTAGCGCGGGATCTCCGGCATGGCCGTCTCGATCGACATGCTGGGCAAGGTCCAGGCGCCGGATTGAAACGCGTGCGTGTAAGGCGCTTCTATGCCCGTGGTCACCGGATCGCCAAAACCGGCCTTGAGCCAAAACCCGAGCGCCTCTGCATCCATGGGCACGACGACATCGCCATCGGCGGTCACCGCGTCCTTGACCGGCGCCAGCGGATCGCGGCCATAACCCAAAAGCTCGGACTCTTGCAGTGGTTGCTCTGCGCCAAGCGAGGTGCTGGCAAAGGGCATCTTTGTAAACCCGCCCGCAGGGGGCGTGCCATAGGTGGTCTCAAACGCAAGCGCCATCTGCGCCCGCGCCCCTTGGGCTCGTGACATATAAGTCTCTCCCGGAATTTTAGGCTTTGAATTTGCTTGACCCGACAGCGCCCCTCACGCCTTGTCAGATCACACAACATGAATGTGAGCACATGACTTCAAAGGCATCAAAAGATCCGTCAGACCCGCGCAAGCGGTCCAGGATCAGCGAAGACCTGGTGATCGAAGGTGATCTTGAAAGCCGGGGCATCGTCGAATTTGGCGGCGTTATTAACGGCAATGTCACCGCAGATACGTTGGTTGTGACGCAAACAGGTCAACTGAATGGCGGCGTGCAGGCAGCGCATGTCGAGATCAAAGGGCAGCTTACGGGCACGGTTCACGCTCAAAACGTCACCATCAACCCCGCCGCGACCGTGGCCGCAGACATTAATTATGATCGCCTGAGTGTCGCAAGCGGCGCTGCGGTCCAAGGCAATTGGAAGTCTGGGGCGCCACGGACACAAACAGGCTAGGGCGAATGCTTTGGCAGCTTTGTAAGCCGCTGAACGCCGTGACGTTTTACGAATACTCTCGCCGCACGCCTAATCCTCAAACAACACATACCTGCATTGGTGGCGCAAACATATTGAAAAATATAGGGATCAATGGCATCGTAGAGCTACGAAAGTTTAATGAGTTTATTGTTACCCCTGAAATAGCGTCCTCTTCCCCTGAGTAGCTTTCTGCATCGAAGCACTGGCAAACCTCTCACTCCCTTACAATCAGTCAGTGCTTCGATGCTTTTTGCGACGGGGTTTGATTTGGCTGAAGCGCCAGACCATCAGTGACCCCTCACACGAGGTCCGACGCTTCACTCCTCCCTCACAGCGCGCATCCTTATCGAACCCTGATTACTCACGCCAGAGGGTCTGATGTCGTGTAAATCAGCGTCAGCAAAATCACGCCGGCCTTGTAACTTGCGGCACCCTCAACCGGTAGATCAACCGGCTGCGGGGCGTCCGCTTCAATCCAGTCACACAGACCACCAAGCGTACGGTCAATGGCAATGGCCTCCCCCACACTGGCGCAGAGCGCATCGAAGGCCCCGTCCCGATTGGCGCCCTGTACAACCGCCTCGATCTCAGCGCGGTGTTGGTAGTGGTAGGCCAGTGGCGAAAGCGTCACCTCGGGCTCTCCGGGATCGCCGTCGCGCAGGATTAAGAGGCCATCTGCCGGCACGCGTTCGGGGAGCACCTCGCCGCGCAGGGCGGTGGCGGACAGTGCCGAGAGCCGCGCATGCAGCGCGGAGAGGATGGTCTCACGGAGTGTCATCCGGTTTTGTCCTCCACCCATTTCCCCACAATCATCCCCGGCACCTTCGCCTGAACCTTCTCCGCATCGCGGTCCAAATCCAACCGCTTGGGCAGTTTGACCTGCGGCACCAAGAGAAAGATCGGCACCGTCGCCCGTCCGCGACCGGTCTTGGAGCGCGACACAACCCCCAGACCGCGATTGTTCAACCGCCCATCTGCCACCAAGAGGCTCGGACCCCGGCGACGATAGACAAAACGCAACCGCATCCCACGTCGTTTCTCCCAGTCTCCCGGACTGAGGGCTTTTCCACGCGTGCCTTTGCCCGCTGCCGGCAACGGGATCGCGAGGTAGAACCCGGCCTTTGATCGGATCAGTGGCCCTGTGTTGTGGGCCCCGATAATCTCGGGTGCCTTGGACCAGACAAGCGACGCAGCATTCAAGCTCGCGCCGGTCTTGGGATATGTTTGGCTGCGGATGGAGTTCGACAACCGTCGTCCCAGTCCGGCACCTGTAATTTGTCCCCGCCAGTCGCTCTTGAGCTTGCTGCCCGCGTCGCGCATGGCAGAGGTGACCGCCTTTTCACCGGCCGATACTTCCGCCGCCATCGCCGCAACAATGTTCGGCGTGATGTCGAGTTTGATCTTCATGAATTTAGAATACCAACATCAAACTCGGCTGGGATCCTCCGAGAAGATCTTCTCCGCTGACCCTTCGAAAGTATATGGCTGCAGACGATCAAGACGTTGTTCCGTTAAGCGAAGGCCGTACTCCGGAGAACTTGCTTTGTCCGTGTAGTCGCGATCAACAAACAAATCATCCGGCTTCAACCAACACGAGGCCGGAATTAGAAACTGGTCTGGTGCTTCACCGTCCCTCAAAAGGTTCAGTGCTAAAACCAGATTTGGCCGCAGCCGAAACACAGCTTTGCGCATAAACACATAGTTGAGGTTTCTTACGGACTTTACCTGGATATCCCAGTACCAACCCGGTTCTTTGCGAACCACCAGATCGATGCCCCTGTCATCGACCTCAGCCGAATACACATCGAACCCCAACAGGACGAGCTGCATTTTGGTGTAATACTCGCAGTATTGACCAATCTGAAGGTGGCTCAAATTACTCCATTGATGCTTCAAAATCCCAACCTGTAAATTGCCGTATGCTTATCAAGCAGAGTAAACGGCTAAGCCGGCCTCAAGTCCACAGTCCATATAAACCGCTCCCGATCCCGAACAGGTTCCCCCTGAATCAAAAACATCTCCTCGCCAATCAGGATCTGCTCATCGGGTCGGGGGTTGGCAATATCTGCCACGCGGATATCGATGCGGGTGGTGTCCGAAAGCAAACGCGCCGCGCCAAACTCGGTGATCTCATCGGGCTGGCGCAGGATGCCACGTGCTCTGGTAAAAAATCCGTTCATATCACGATGCCAGATTTCCACGGAGAGATTGGGATCGGCAAAAAGCGATTTGAGTGCCGTCCCAAACACAGTCTCAGATGCCGGCATCAAAAGCTTCCGTTGAGGCGCACCAGCCCCAAGAGATCCCCTGCCCCACCAGGGACAGCCTGCACCGCCACGCCCATCAGCGTATTGGATGTCGCCGCTGTTGTGGCCTGCTTGTTGGTGTCGTCCCAATAGACTTTCGCGCCCACCGTCCAGGCCTGGCTTGGTGCCTTAACCAATTCAAACACGCCCTCCAGGATAACCTCGACAGGCTCGCCACTGAGCGCATCAGATGTGGCGACGCCAACAATCGCGCCCAGTTTGAGCCCGCCACCGCTTGTGACGTCATAAGGGGCACTCAGGGTGAGCGTGCCACCCGGTTGATGGAAGTTTTTCATGCAAGTTCCTCGCAGTATTTGGAAAATTCATGCCCGCCCGCAAAAAATGCGGCGCCCTCTTCAGGAACGCCGCCTTCTCACAGACACGCTGGTGGGGGTTTTGGCGCGCGCGCCTTAGCTCAGCGCCACGCCGGGATTTTTGAACATGCCGCGCCAATCAATCGCCTTGGCGCCAAAATCAAGCCGGGCACGGATTTCAATGCCGTCAACATCAAAGCCCATGCGGGTTTCCATGGCGACACCCTCCTGACCCTCAAGATAGGCATACTCAATCGTGTCGATCGCCGCGGGATTGGCAAAGAGATACCAAGGCACTGCCCCCGAGGCCGGATCAAGCCGCGGTTCGGACACCACCGTCAGCGCGCGCATCGAGGACGGCACCACATCACCAGACTTTGTGGGCACAATGGTTTGAGCCAGCAATTGCTCGGCATTAAGCTCCAGCGATGTCGGCACGACCAGGAATGACGGCCGGATATTCAGCGTGGTTTTGCCATCAATGCCTTTTTGATGGCTCATGGCGGTGCGGGCCTTGGCAAGCCCGGCCACATCAAGTGCGGCCCCTGTGCCCGCAAGGTTGTTGTGCCCCGCATGAAAGAGCCCCTTGCCATCGGCCATGGCGGCATTGGCAACAATCACATCCCAAACCACATCGCTTTCCAGCGTTGCAGCCGCCGTGCCAAAGAGTGCGGGCACGCGGGTGAAGGCATCAAGATCATCATTGATCAAAACCTGGCGCGTAATGCCAATGACCTTGCCGAAGGTCTCGATGCGGTATGTTTCTTGCGCCTCGCCGATGGTGCCGCGTTTATACTCACCGCTTTCACTGACCTTCTCCAACTGGGGCGCTTCGCCAAGCTGCAAGCGGTGGACGTTTTTAAAATCCGCCACCGACGTGCGCCGGGCAATGGGCGCAAAGGTCCGGGGCGCCACATCATAGGCCGCCCGCAGGGTCTTGTTAGTGACATTGGAGAGGATTTGGGGAAAGTCGGACGTGCTATGCAAGGCCCGCGTGGCAATCTCATCGCGGCTGAGCCCGCGCACCCGCACGCCTTCGGCCTCCAAAAACGCGCGTGCAACTTCAATGAGCGAGAGACCGCGCCAGTCCCTTGCCGCCTCACCAAGCGCAAACCGCCCGGGATCATGGCGATGCAGCAGCGCTTCTTCCACCGCGGCACGGCGTGTTTCCACCGCGTCCTGACCACCCATGCGCAGATGTGAGCGCGTCTCAACCCGCGCATCTCTGTCAGCCGCTGCATCAATAAGCGCCACACGCGCCTCTTCCAATGGTGTGCCACTTGCAACGAGGTCTTCGGCCACCGTGCCTGCCACTCCCAGCTTTTTTGCCACATCCTGAATGCCCGCGATCCGCGCGCGCTCCCCGCGCATCGCCTCGTCAGCAATCTGGCGCATCTCGACGTTGCGCGTCTCGGCAGTATTGGTGGTGCCCTCAGAGGGCGCACCAGGTGTTGGCGACGCCGCAGCCACAGCATTCCGCTGCGCCGGTTCAGGCGCCCCGCTCTGATTTTCGGCCGGCAAAGGCCCTGCCTCTTGCGACAGGGCTGCCCGCTGGCGCACCCCCGTGCCTTCACCGGTTGCATTGGTCTCAGACGGGGCTTGCCCGCCTGCCGCGCCGTGGTCGCGCGCGCCCTCCATGTCTGCATCCGCCTCAGGCGGCCGCGTGTCTGCTTTATCCATACTCTGGTCCTCGTTTTTGGGAATAGGTGGCTGCGCTTTTGCAAAGCGCCTCAACTGGCAGGGTGGCATATCCCCCGAAGGGCTGCGGAACCCCGCGCCGGCATCGGCCCCCACAGGCACCGCCGACAATTCCATGGGCTGCCAATCCACGGCGCGCCAAAGGGGCACCCTGCCCTCTTCTTCACTGATTTCAAATGCGCGCACGCTGTAGCCCACTGAGACATTGCGGATAATGCCGGCCTGCACATCCGCCCAGATCGGCGCCACATCTGCACGCTCGGAAAAGCGCACGCGCGCGCGTCCCACAGGGCCCTCTCCGCCGGTTTCAATCCCGCCAGCTTCAATCCAAGCCCGCTCCACAACACCAATCACATCGCCAAGATCAAAAGCGCCATGGGCATTCAACAGCGGCGCCCCGCCATTCAGACGCGCAAGATCCACATGGCCAGGATCCAGCGACAACACCTCATCATAAGGCTTGCCCGTCCAACCATCCCGCCGGCGCACTGTGGCCCCTGCGGACCAAACCAACTCAACCGAGCGGGTCGCCTCATCAATGCTTTCGGGCACAAAACGCACATCACTGCGCATCTGCAAACCGAGATCACGCGTGTCCGTCTCTCCCTCGCGCGGCCTCTCAATTGGTTTCGTCATCATCTTCCTCGTCCTTCTCACCCCCGTCCTTTTGGGAGCGATCTGTTTCATTGGAATTGGCAGCAGGTGCGGGCATTGCCCCGCGATCCTGACCTGTCTTGGTGGAGCGTCGGGGATCGCTGTCAAAAATCAGCCCCAAGCCATCAATCTCGGCATTGGTCTGGGCAAACTCGGCCAGAACCGCTGAAGGCTCATAGCCCTGGCGCGCAATGGCCTCCTTCAAGGTCATCACCCCGGCCCGCACTGCCAATACATCCGCCTGTATGTCCTTTAAGGGATCGACCGCCTCAAACCGCGGCGCGGTCCATTCCACCCCGATCTCCACATCAGGAGGCAGTTTCCCCGCAGCTTGCGCGGCCAGCACAAAGCGCTCCCAAACCGGCTGACAAAGCCCCGGCACCAAGAGCTGCCATTGCAGCGCCTCCATGCGCCGGCGGAATTCAATCAACCCGGCGCGGATCGAGGAATAATTCACCTGGCTCAGATCGCCGGTCAGCAATTCATAGGTCAGTCCAACCCCTGCGGCGATGGCATGAAGCTGCATGCGCATATATTCGCTATAGCCACCCGCAGCACTTGGGCTGGCAAAGGTCACATCCTGCCCGGGCTCGAGATATTCAATCATGCCCGGCTCAAACCCTTCCACGCGCTGGCCATTTGCCTGCACATGTGCGCGCCCCAGCGTCTGCTCGTCTTCAGCGCCCGTCACAAAGGCCGCAAAACAGGCCTCGATTTTCTTGCGCACCAGTTCCGCCTCGTCATACTCATCGAGATCACGCAGCTTGACGATGACAGGCGCAAACCACGGCACGCCCCGCACCTGACCCGGGCGCAGGCGCTCAAAGACGTGCAGCACATTGCGCGCCTCAACCCGCACCGAGCGCATCGCCCCTCCCGCTTCCCCGGGATGGCGCGGAAAAAGCCAATAGGCCTTGCGCTGACCCAAAGGGCCAAACTCGACCCCTTGCGCGAGATGGGCACCTCCGGGCAACTCTCCTCTCTGAGGACCATTCTGTGCGCCATCAAGATGATCGGCCTCAATCACCTGCAATTGTAGCGGCACCTGCAGACCATCGCTTAGCCGACGGTCCCGCAGGCGCACCAGAACCTCGCCGCTTTCCACCAGACTGCGCACGCAAAGCGCCTGCAGACCGGCAAAATCGGTCAACCCGTCCGCATCACTGCGCGCAGAGAAGGCCAACCACAGCTGATCTGCCTGACGCGCAATTTCTGGATCCGCGCAGCGCGCCCGGGGCATCAGACCTGTACCAATCATATTGCTCACAAGCGCCTCAACTGCCTTGGCAGCGTAAGGGTTGTTGCGCACCAGATCGCGGGACCTGTCACGCAAGCGAGAGAGCGCTGGCGCAATCTCGGCATTGGCACCCGATCCTGCCGCGATCCAGCCCTCGGTCCGCCGCCCCTGTTTGGCGCCCTCATAGGCACGCGCCAGCACATCCAGGGCCTGACGTTGTCGCGCGCGTCGCAGCCCCGCGCCCGGCGCAAGGGTCGCAATGGTCCTGTCCAGCCAATGCATGGAACTCATCCTTTGGAAAAACTCGCAAAGCTGCGACGTGGCTTGGGCCGGCCGTTCTGTGCAGCGATATCGGCCTCGATCAGCCGGATCCGCGCCAGAAGATCCGCAGCAGAGCCATATTGGATCGACTTGCCATCATAGCTCACACGGCTGGTGCCACTGGCATAAGCCCGCCGCAGGGCCGACAATTCTTCTTCGCTCCAGGACATCCCGCCCCCTTACTTCAAAGCCAGGATCCCCGCCGCCGCGCGATCCAGCCATTTTGGGATCGTCCCTCTGCATGGGAAGGCGCGCTCGCGTGCTGCGTCGGCGGCGCAGCTAGGCCCGGGCCACGCTGCAAATCTTCTTCCAGCACGTGCCACTCTTTCTCAGACCAGCGATCCGCCCCCGCAATCCAGGCCGCCGCGCGCGCATAGACCCGACAATCGAGCGCCTCATTGCGCTCCCTGAGCTTTTGCCATTCCAGCTTGGAAAAGCCGCGTTTGGTGCGCGTGCTCACCAATTGCTCACCCACCAACTGTTTGAGCCATTCATCCTCGACCCACTCCGGCAAATGCAGGCTGCCCGGTGGCGGCACGGCGCCTGCCGCACGTTCTTCCTCAGTGGGGCGCTCAAGGCGCAAAAACCGGTAGGTTTCTGATTTAAAGGTCGCCGTGGCCACCGTCCAAAGCCGAGCGCCGCGGCGCAATCGCTTTCCGCCAATTGTGGCATCCACAAAAGTAGGCCCACTCACAGGACTGGCCCGATTGAACCCTTCCACACCTTTGACAGGCACAACCTGCCCAAAGCCCACCTGGCGCGCCCAGGCATAGACGGCGGAGGTTTCATATCCGGTATCAATGGCCAGCTTCATCAGCGGCAATGCTCCGCCACGTCCATGTTCCCAGGTGCGCGAAAGCAAATCAGTGAGCGCCTGCCAGCACGCCGGATCCCCGGGGCCGCCCTCAATCACAATGTGATCCACAAGCCAGCTTTCCAGCCCGCGACCCCAGGCCCAGACATCCACCTCAATGCGGTCCTTCTGCACATCCGCACCGGCGGTCAAAAACAGCGCGCCATCTGGAAGCGCGCGCGATGGCCAATGTTCTCGGCGATCATAAAGCCGCTGCCAGTCCGGCGCCTCGCCGCTTTCCATCCAGGTTTCGCCAAGAGAGGTGTTGACGAAGGTCTTCATCGTGTCATCACCGCCCGCATGTGCCGACAGGAACGCCTTGGCCATGGCCTCAAGCCTGACCCAGGGAGAATAAATCTCATTGAGATGGAACCCCGCTGTGCCGTTAAACGGCGCCTCAGCCTTCCAGTGTCCTTTGGCAATCGCGCCCCATCGGGTCTCATCCTTCCACGGCGCATCGCAATGGGCGCAGTGATAGCGCGCGGTATCCGGGCGGTGGGCGCCAGTTTCACCCTTCTCCCATTTGACCTGTCCCCAGGTTAGGATCTGTTCAGTGCCGCACTCCGGGCACGGCACCCAGAACCGCCGCTGATCGCTTTCCTCAAAGGCCGCCTCAATGCGGCTTGCGCCTTTGTTCGTCGGCGTTGAGACCAGCACGATCTTGCGGTTCCAGAAGGTCACTGTGCGTTTTCTGGCGAGATTAACCGGATCCCCCTCGGCGCCCGCGCTGAACGGATAGCGATCCACCTCATCGCACAGCAACAGCCGGATCGGCCGGCTTGCCAGCCCAGAGGGCGCATTAGCCCCCACGATGGTCAGGTGCCCGCCCGCAAACCGCTTATGCAGGATCTTGTTATTGCCATCGCGCGATTTGGGATTGGAGATCTTATCCTGCAGACAGGCTGTGTCCCGCGCCATCGGCGAGAAGCGGTCCTTCGACCAGGTTTCTGCATCCCGCTCCGTCGGCATCACCACCATAATCGGGGCCGGATCATGGTCGATATGGTAACCGACCATGTTCAAAATCGACTCACTTTTTCCAATTTGACTGCTGGACATGATCACAACGGTTTCCATGCCCGCGTCCGTGATCGCATCCATAATCCCGCGCTGATATTCCGCGCGCGATGTCCGCCATTGGCCGGGCTCGGCACTGGCCTCAGAGCTCAGCCGCCGGTTCTGATCCGCCCAATCGCTGATCGTCATCTCCGGCGGTGGTCTCAGGGCGGCCAGAGCTGTCTCGACCGTCCGCTTCAGGATCGGCGATCCCCGCAGGCTCATCTTTGGTTTCAAAGTCAATGTCCGGCTCCGCGAGATCATCGAGCACCTCGCGCATGGACCGACGGATCAGGTTTCGGGTGTCCCCAACGTTAGGTTGAGCAAAAGCCAAAGGTGCCAGTTGATCCGGCAGCGCCAGGAGCCGTGTTTTCAAAAGGGTCAGAACTGCAATCCAGGCGTCCTCAACATCGCCGGCCGCAATCACGCTGCCGCGCTTTTCCTGCGCCTCCATTTCCGCCAAATCCGCCCGCGCCCGAATGAAGCGCGCGCGCTCGACCGCATAATCGGGTGCTCCGGCCTGTGCCTTTACCGCCTGATCGCGCAGATAGCGCACATAGCCCCGCACCGAACCGATCAGCTCATATTGGCCTCGCGTGGCTTTCGGAATGACACCCTCGCGGCTGAGTTGCTGCACCCGCCGCTCCGAGAGATCCAGGAGTTTTGCAATCACGGTGAGTGGCTGGGTGGATGAGGACATAAACCGTCTCCGCCTGATCGATTAAAGCCATGTTATTGCTGCGATTATACTGGATTACACACCCCAACAGAGCGATTCTGGTTCCAAGGAAACAGCGCAGCGAGAGCGCGCACCCAAGGAGCCAAAAGCATGACCCGCCTGAACCCGCAAACAACACCCCGCCACGAGCTGCGCGCCGAAAAAGCCCGCCGTAACCGCGAGGCTGCCCTCAACGCATTTCTCGGCAAGAAGGCCGAGATCGACGAGATGCTCGCCCGCCTGCAAAGCTTGAGCGACGCGCATTTCAACACCCACCCAGACGAGATCACTTGGGGCGATGTCGGCAGCCTTGAACATCACGCAAGCCTGCTGAAGCGCCTCACCGACAGCGCCTTTGGCGAAGGCGAGCACGCGGAGTGACACTCATGGACACCACCAGCATTCGCATCGCCCTGCGCCGCCTGCCCGATCATTTTGACCGCAGCCGCATCACATCAGTGCTCGACGCCATTGAAACCGCCCTCTTGGATGACGGCGGCGTTCACGCCCGTACCTACGCCGACAGCGTCACAATCACCATTGAGGTGTCCAGCCAGCAGCTTGTCGACGCCGCCGCCTGCCTGACGGAACTCGGCTTGATCTGAGTGTGCCAGCCCGATGACCGGCCCCGCGCCACAGCGGGGCTTGGCCACGTAGGAGGGGCGCGACGGTCGCGACCTCGAAGGCTGAAGGTTTCAAATGACACAGAAAAGCGAAACTACATCATCCCCCGTTCACCGAACTCAAACCAAGCAGCAGATCATGATCGACCTGCTCAGCCGCAAGGGCGGCGCGAGTTTGGCGGAGCTCGCCGAGGCAACACAGTGGCAAACCCACACCGTGCGTGGGGCCCTTTCCGGAGTTCTCAAAAAACGCCTTGGGTTGAAGCTGGTCTCCGAGAAGGTCGAAGGACGTGGGCGAGTTTACATGTTGCCCGAACGCAACGCTCATGCAAGCTGATGTCACAATGAGACTAAACACGAATTAGCAAAATCGTTAGACTGCCAACGAGGCTGTGAGTGGCCTTTTTTCAAAAAGAATTTTCCATTATGGCGCGGGTCAACGTCATGTTGGCCCGCCGTATTTTTGCCGATGACGACATTGCTTTTCAAATAGCCGCCGAAGCACATAAGATCTCAGAAGGCTCACCCCTGTAAAAACCACGCCCATTTTCAGGTTCTGCTCCAATGTCGTATGCAGGCCGAAGGCCGGAAAGATCAGCACTTGCGTCGCGACGGCAATGCCGTAGCCCGCAGCCACATTGGTGATCGCTTCGATAAGGGACATCCAGCGGGATTGATTTGTTGGCTTGGCACTTGCGCCCGAGTTCAACAT